AAATATATTTTTTTCATTTTGTGTTTTGTTTAAATTGCATCTAAATCTACTCCAACCGATAAAGAAAGCTCTCTCCAAATTTCAAATGGTATTTTACCGCCTTTATTTCCATTTGTGGAATTAATTATATCACTTATTTTTAAATCCTTATTAGTTAAGATTTCTTGATGTGATTTCTGTAAAATTGCTGCAATTAAAGTAACTGCATAAACTTTAGGATTTGGTTTTGTTTCTAATCTTGCCATTTTGTTTTGTTTTAATTATTTTACTATTGTATTTTAATACCATCTGGTGTAGCAATAAAACCATCTCCTACTTGTTGGATAAGATTTCTAGCTATGTTTATGTCATCAATATAAACAACACCTTGTACTCCATTTGAGTAGATACCAACTACTTTTAAATATATTTTTTTCATTTTGTTTTGTTTTAGTATTAATATACAGCTAATATACAACTATTTATTTAATTAACAAATTTTAATAACTTTTTTTTAAATATTTTTTTATTTCTCTAGTTCCCTTCTGTCTATCTCCTCTAATAATGCTTGAGCATATTTGATAGATGACCTAAGTTCTCCTTGAAGCTGTGCGTCTGTAAAATTTGGTATATCGTATATCATACCATCAAAGATATTAAAAAATGTTAATAATGCAAACTTAATTATTGAATAGTATATCTGCCTCTATTTGGATTCTCTAGTTGCATCATTAAAGCATATCGAGCTGCATCTATACAGTCAGGATGTGTTCCTGTAGGTTTTTGTATGTTGTTTCCCTCTTTGTCTTTTGCCCATATATAACCTTGTAGTTCTTTGATTAGATTCTTAGACCTGGAGGTGACATAGATTTCATTTTGATTCATTAAGTTGATTCCATATATCACACTATCTCTACCTTTTGCTACTCCAGATATTTTATGTCCGTAAGCTCGTATCTCACTAATACTCTTTGGTTCTGCTGAATCTGCCCATAGGTGAGTAGTTGTATTATTGTCTTTTAAGAATCTACTTATATCTCTATTGTGCATCCCTTTTCTATAAAGTATCTCATCAAATATATAAGCATCGTTCCATTTGTATAATAAGATAATCGTACTAGGGTCAACACTATAACCAAAGTCAAGCCCTCCACAAAGTAACCTAGCTTCATAAGGAATGTTATCAATATATTTCCAATCAGGAATACATACTCCCTCTAAGCTACCTATCTCACCAAGTCCATATACCTTCCACCAGTTTGCCCAGTATGTTGAGGTCTTAGCTTTTACTTTAGCTTTCTCTATTTCTTTAACTATTGAAGCAGGTAAGCTATCGTTGTCTTTATAAGTTAATGTTAGAAAGTCAGTATCTTCTTGACCTATTAGTTCTTTATCTACCCAAAATATGTTACTAGGATTGTAATCTAACCACACGGTTTCGGATGTTCTTACTGCTAGTTGTTGGTACACCTCAAAGCTAGGAATGTTATTACATTCATTTATAAATAGGTCTGTTCTTCTTGCTCCTCTAAGTTTGTCTGGTTGGTCTGTACTAAAGAACTCTATATATGACCCTGTACTGAATTGGTACTTTAGAGTTGATTTGTTGAACTTTCTCTCATCGTACCTATTGGTTTGTTTAAGTATATTAAGAAAGTCCTTTAAAGCTCCTCTACGTAAGTGTGGGACTGATTCTGCTACTACGCTTATTTCTTTGTTCTTGTTTTTAATAGCATAGTCAATAAGTATCATTAGAATAGCTATGGTCTTACCTGCAGAACTACCTCCCCTTACAATTCTTATTCTTTTGTGTAATTCTCTAAGTTTTACTACTGCTTCTGTTTTAGCAAACATTAATCAATAAATAAAGGTACATCTTCGTTTATAGTTATATCCTTTGTTTCTTTTGGTTTACCTGCAAAGTAATTATAGTAGAGTTGAACAAATTTAAAGTCCTTTTTTTCTAAGCCATCTTTAAGAGCTTCAAATGCTAAAGGTTCTAATGGAGTAAGTTTCTCTATTAATTGTACCTCCTCTTGCTTAGGTTTTCTACCTGAACCTTCTCTTTTACCTCCTCTGTTTTCTATTTTCATATCTTTGAAAAACTTTGATTAATCAAAATTGTATATCTATATATCGAAAAATAATATTAATTTTTAAAATAATTCAGTTTGGTTTTCTATTTGTTTTGTTCTTATTCCCATTACAGTATCTAATATCGTTTTTCCAGCTTCATAGTCTACAAGGTTTCTTGAAATTTTATCTTTTCTCTGCTTTCCTTTATATAAATTAAAATCAAAATCGTGGAATTTACTCATTCTTTTTATTTCATCATTAATACCACTTATTTTAACTTTTCTTGTGCTTAATACATTTGGTAAATTAAAGTTTGTCCAATACAAATGCCTGCCTCTTTTTTTAGCTGGTATTAAAGGTTCATAATATGGGATTACATTTTCAACTACATATTTTCCATTAAAAAAATTATTAAGAAAAATAATTTCTTCATATAAAATCATACTAGGATATTTAGGTATTACTGATTTTCTATTTTTTTGGCTAAATCTTATTCTACTATGTGTAGGACAAGGTGGGCTTGACCATATAAAATCAAACTCTTTGTAATGGTCTAATAAATATTGGTGTGCATCTGCTACAATTACTTTATCATTAGGAAACCTTTCTTGGTAAAGTCTTGCTAATTCTTCATCCCTTTCTACTGCAGTAATATCGTGGTCATCTCCCCACTTATATCTATTACCTCCAAGACAAGCATATAGGTTTAATATTTTCACGCTTCTTCTTTTTGCAGAACTTTATTATACATATCCTCTGTGTAGAGTGCTAAGTCGTCTATGTCTTTATTAGTAAGATACTTTATACGATGTTTAATTAAGATTCTTTTGTTTTCATTTCCCACATCATCAATATCATTTATAATAATGTCTAGCCACCTATCTATGTTCTTATTGTATAATTTATAAATATCATAGTTCCTAATTAAATGTAGTGCTGTGGCGTGGTGCATATTCTTTCCGTTCTCTTTAAAGAAGTTAGCTATTCTACTTAATCCTATTCCTAAATATTTTCTAAGCACAAAACAAACTAAAGACCTTGCTTCTACGTGTTCCCTTTGTCTTGTATTTTCAAACACATCTAAACCTGATAATTTATTTACTTGTTGTGCAATATATAAAGCTCTTTTTTCAGTTACTATACTCGATTGCTTTATAACATTTGATTCTTTCATAATAATAATAATTTAATTTTTAGTTCTCTTTGTATCTCCTAAAGCATACCCACGGCATCTTCTGTGTCTCCCATATCTATAGCATCTATTATAATGTCTATATCTTCTATTAGTTCTTTCAAAACATTCTTGTTTGTTGTTTATGTTGTTCTATTCGTTTCTTAGCAGCTTTATAATAATCTTTGTCTATTTCATAGCCAGTTAAATCATATCCAAGATTATGACAAGCTATTGCTATTGAGCCACTTCCTAAATGTGTGTCAAGTATTGTATCGCCATCTTTAGCATAATTTATTAATAACCATTCATAAAGTTTTACTGGTTTTTGTGTTGGGTGTATTTTACCTTTATAATTATAATCAACTTTTATATTTTTATCAAAACCACTTGTGTTGCCTACACTTGTATATCTTAATATTTTTGCTTTGTTGTTATAGGATGTCCAGGCAAGTTCAAATTCATCTGCTTTTTTAACATATCCTAACCCAACAAAATATTTATCCCAACATATCCAACCCCTATTTTCGTTTAAATTATTTATGAAATAGTTAGCACCCCATATAATTTGATTTTTACTAATCCTAAATAATTGTTTAAAATATTCGTTTGTTGGTTTTAATTCTTTTTTATCCCATTTTGCAATATTAATACCATAAGGAGGGTCAACAATAGCCAAGTCAAACTGATTGTCTTTCATCTCTTTCATAGCTTCTAAACAATCTTGGTTGTATATCATAAAGTACCTGTCAATATGTAGTCATCTAATGCAGCTCCATTAATAAAGAATGTTTCAAATATATCTACTGCCTTCTCTACTTTTCTTTTACCTTCTAAATAAAATTCTTCTGAACAATCCCATACACCTAAATCTAAACTTCCTTTGTCCATTACTAGGAATTTGAATTCTTCATATCCCACCTTAAATAGTTCACAGTATAAATAGCATTGTACATCATATCCGTATTTCTTTGCAGCATATGGAAAACCTTTAATGTCTGTTGTAGTTTTTAAATCTACTATTCTACCTTTTCCCAGAACGTCTGCCTTACCTCTAAATGGATAACCACAAACATTACCTATTGCAGGAACTTCAAAATCACAGTCAGTTATCATTTTAAGTGCGTGTTCGTTTCTAAAGAAAGCATCTGCTAATTTCTCAGCTTTATTCTTTTCTTGCATTGTAAATACTCTACCGTGTTCTTCCTTTGCTAATTTATATGCTTTTGTATTCTTACTAGCAACATCTACAAATATTTGTGCATTAAAAACGTGAGGTTCTAATATAGCTGTATGAAATAACCACCCATCTCTTAAAGGTTGTGTTTCTGGATTTCCATACTGAGTAACGTGCTTATAAGTTTTAGGACTTGATAATAGTAATTTAAGTGAGGAGCTACTTAATGCTAACTTATTAAGTTCTCCATAGTAGAAAGAATCATCATCCATTTTAGATAATAGTTCTTTATGGTCATAGTTTTTACCGTCTAATAGTTGTATCATTTTAATAGTTTTTCTGATTTTCTTGCTCTTTCTATAGCTCTTAGTTTATCTGATTCTGCTAATCTAATTTTAAAATCCATTATATGCAATTCGTTTAAAGCATTATTAGTGAACATATACATCTCATTTAAATTCTTTATAAGGTTTGATAATTCCTTAGTAGATTCTTTGTTCTTTTTTTTCTTGTCGTATGCTTTGATTAATGTTTGCCCTATATAATTGAAGTTTGCTTCGTATATCTGTCTTTGAAAAAGTGTCATTTTGTTTTAAGCTGTGCTGCACATACTGCCAATCTTTGATTTTGATTTGTATATTCTTTAATCATTACTTGGTCTGACATACAACGATTAATAAATTCGTTATTTGTTTCTGATGATTTCTTTTTAGGTATAGGCATAGTAAATTATTATTGTGATTAGTATTCCAATTATACTATAAGCAACTATTTTTAAGGATGCTCTTTCTTTAGCAGGATTTCTACCCTGATTGCTTCTATACCGTCTTTGTCTCATTTTGTTTTAGATATTAGTTTCTTTAATATTATTTTTATTTATAATATTATTTTCTAAATCGAGTATAGTGTATCCTTGTTCTGCAAGAAGTTTAATAGCTTTTTTTTGTTCTTTTACTCTTTCTCTAATTCTAAATGTTTCGAATATTTCATTACTTATTGGTTCTGACATAATTTTGTTTTTTAAAGTTATACTTTCAAATATAGTTAATAAAATGTTATTAACAAAATTTAATTATGTATATCTTTATTTATAATACTAGCGTGTTTTTCTTTTAGAAGATATACAGGTTTTAATAATCGTTTCTTAGTCCACATTGTAGTATCAGGACAATACATCTCTACAGGTTCAGGCATCTCTAAATAGTTTAACCAATACAAGTAGTTTCCTTTTGGGTCTGATACAAAATAGAGCTTAACTATTTCAGAATCCATACTTATAAGTTGTTCATACTTAAATACTTCTAACATCTTTTCTTCATAGTATTTATTTCTAAATTTCATTTCTATTACGCATCTATGTCCTTTAGGAGTATATCCTTCAGCATCATAATGCTCAAAGCCATTACCTGACCATTTTAAATCCCAGTTATCTAAGTTTAATACCTTGACTACTGTTTGTTCATATAAGTGTATCTTATTTAATCCCATTAGCGTAAATATCATTAAGTTGTTTAATCCACGCTATATATGTTTTTGGAGTACAAGTACAAGGTAAATAATACGAGTGCTTAAAATACTTAGAATGTAGTTTAGCTATTAACTCTTGTTCTTTTCTATTTATGCTTTTACCATTAGCAGATTTAAACTCTGTCCAGTTTTTATATTCTTCTTTACTAAACTTTTGTAATTCCATTTCTGTCTATTTTAAATTGATTTAAAGCATCTTTTCTCTTGTCACATTCGCACTTAGTTCCCCTTACACTATGGTAAGTATCCACTATGTATTTTATGCCTGTGTATGTTGTTATAAGTTCTACTAAGTTTCCTAGTTTCATAATATATTATTTAATTCTATATGGCTTAATAAGTTTTTCTTTTCAATTACATATGCTTCTACTCTTGTCATTTTTAGATTTTTTTCTTGGAATATTATTTCGTTTGTTATAAAACCTTCAAATATATATTCAGGATAATTACAAGTAAATAATGCAAATATCTTGCAATTACTTTTAGCATATTTAGGAATCATCAAAGGATTATTTTTGTTTCTATTAACTTTTATATCAACAGAATATCCATTCCATACAGCATCATAATTATCTGTTTGTAATTGTTTAGATGTGTTATGTATTTTAAAATCTGGATATAAATTGTTTTCTCTAGCAAAAATAAACTCACCACCAAAGCCAACTATATTTAATTCTACATCAGATTTAACATTTACTGTTTTATAACCATCCCAACCTGTTTTACTTTTATTGTTTTGCCTTTGCATAGCACAAAGTTCAACTATCTTTTGTTCACTTTCATCTAAAATATATATTTGATTAATTACCACTATAAATTTTCTTTTAGTTTCTGTTTTACTTTCTTATAAGTATTGTATAAGCTGTAATAACTTATTTTACTTTTTCTGGATAGCTCACTAATGTTAGTACCATCTTCTACTATTTCATATACTTTTTTATCGTACCAGTACATATCTTTAAGTATCTCCTGTAGCTTCTGATAGACCTCATCATAGTTGTTATGGTCAATCTCTGTAATAGGTTCTATATTTTCTAAGCTAACTAATTTAACTTTACTTTTCTTTCTAATCAAATCTACATATAAACCTCTTAATAATTTAAATACATAATAATAGTTTATTTCATCACCGTACATAAAGTCAATACCTTTCCTAGTATTTTTGATTAAAAGAATATACATAGTTTGTACTATATCTTCAGCTTCTTCTTTGTTTAAACCTCCAAAAGTTATAACAATATCTGTCCATTGATTATGTTTCTTATACGCTATTTCTACTGGTGTTTTCAAAATGGAAAGTTAACTTGTTCTGTCATAGTAGGACTAATTAAATTACTTCCATTAATTTGGAATCCTACATTATTTAAAATTGATTTTAGTTTTATAGGTTCATCTAATGGAGTAGGTCTCCCACCTGTATCAATATCTTTTACTTTTCTTACGTGAATGTGATTATACATCCAATCGGTAGGGTGTTGAGTATATCTGTGAATTACTATAAACTCATCACTTCTATTTACAAACTTACCACCACCCTCTACATCACTAGCCATAGGAGGTATTGGATGTCCTGCGTAGTCATCTTGTATATTATGTTTCTTTCTTAAAGATTCTGTAGCTGCGTGAGTGTTTAACCATACTGATACGTTTAGAGTTTTACAGAATAACCGTATCTCGGAAGTTGCTTCATAATCATAATCGTGTGAGTTAATTCCTTTTAACATCTCTCTATCCTTCATTAAAGAGTTATAAGGGTCTATTAAGAATCCGTCATAGTTCCAAGCGTTTTTGATGTCTTGAGCTAACTTGAGTAGTGTTCGAGCTGT